ATAACCTATATCTCCTTGACTGCCTGTATAACCAATATTTCCTCTACTACCTGTATAACCAGTATCCCCAAGTGATCCAGTATAACCTATATCTCCTTGACTGCCTGTATAACCAATATTTCCTCTACTACCTGTAAATCCACTAATAGGAGTTTGGGCTGGACCAATATCAATCCATTGAGATCCCGACCATATATGAAGGTGAGTATTGTCTATGCTGATAAGTGCATCGCCGTTATCTACATTGTGAGATATTAAATTTAAATCTGCTGCTGTGTTGACACTACCTACAAGTTTAAAAGAGCTACCTGATGCAGCATCTACGAATTCTAAAGAATCTTCAGTAGAATTTACAGCTAAAAATTTTCCAGCAGCATTAGCATAGGAATTAGGTGTATCTGGCAGTTGAAGAAAAGTATCGGTAGCAATAATTATGCCACCGGGGGTAAGACCGTCTCCTAGTCTAAACTCTCCAGTTTCGACATTAAAAAATATCTCGCCCTCACCGCCTACGTATTCTTCGAAACTAGCCTTAACTAAACCTGCCTTTATTTTACGAAAAAATGCCATTGTCGCTCCTGGCTAAATTATCTTCGTGTAAAAAGGTTTCTATTAAGCTGAAGTGGAGGTGTGGGTTCGGCTTCGTCTTGAGTAAGATCTTGAATTATAGGGCTGTCTTTGCCTGCTTGTGCTTTCTTCAATTCAATATCTTGCTGTAGAGGTGGAACCATTACAGGATTGTCGTCTAGTTCTTGAGGATCTTTAGGTGAATCATTGTCTTGATCCATGTCAATTTCTGGATCTCCGTCGCCGTTGATCTTGATAGTAATAGGTACGTTGATGACAAATTCTCTAGCTCTCATTTATTTCTCCGCATGTGATATTTAGCCTTAAATAGAGCTATGATAGATAAAACACCCTTTGAAACTCTAATAACAGAACTTAAATCTAACGGCAAATATCGTGTGTTTAACGATATCATGCGTGAGAACGGCAAGTTCCCCCAGGCTATTTGGTATGGACCATATGCTATAAAGAACATTGTAAACTGGTGTAGCAATGACTACTTAGGCATGGGTCAGCATAAGGTTGTTATAGATGCTATGCGTACGGCCCTGGACATGACTGGTGCAGGGTCAGGCGGTACTCGCAACATTGCAGGTACCAGTCACTATCACGTGGCATTGGAACTTGAGTTGGCTAGCCTACATAAGAAAGAACGGGCATTACTGTTTAGTTCAGCGTATGTGGCCAACGAGTGGACCTTAATCGCATTAGCCAAGATCATTCCCAACATTGAATACATTAGCGACAGCAACAATCATAACTCAATCATTGTGGGTATTCAGCACAGTCGTGCTAACAAACAGGTCTTCCGTCATAACGATATGCAGAACTTAGAAGAGTGTCTGCAGGCTGCACAACTCTGCGGTAAGACTCCTTGCATTGTATTTGAGTCAGTGTACTCAATGGACGGTGATGTGGGCATGATTAAAGAGATATGTGACCTAGCTGACAAGTATGGTGCTATCACCTACATTGACGAAGTACATGCTGTTGGCCTATATGGAGAAACAGGTGCAGGCAAAGTTGAGAAGTACGGGCTACAAGATCGTGTTGATATAATCAACGGTACACTTGGTAAGGCGTTTGGAGTACAGGGCGGATACATTGCCTGTGACTCAATAGTAGCTGATGCTATACGTAGTATTGCTGCTGGCTTTATCTTTACAACATCTATGAGTCCCGTGACCTGTGCTGGTGCGCTGGCTGCTGTCAAATACTTAAAGAGTCACGGGGAACTACGTGAGCAACATCAAGATCGTGCTCGCAAGCTAAAGTATAGATTGATCAAAGCTGGCATACCTGTCATGGAGTGCTCAACTACACACATTGTACCTGTACTAGTAGGAGATGCTAAACGTGCCAAAGCTATGAGTGATGCACTATTAAATGAACACAACATCTACTGCCAGCCTATAAATTCTCCCACAGTAGATGTAGGAACGGAGAGGTTGCGATTTGCTCCCACTCCGTTTCATGATGATGGTATGATCGAGGACCTTGTTCAAGCCCTCGTCAAAGTGTTTAACACATACTAAGAACTTGTGTAACACCAAATACTAGTGCTGCCCTAAGTTGCAAGTCAGCACCAGCAGCTTCTAGCTTTTCAGTGTTGATCAAATCTTCAAGTAAAGCGCGAGCTTCGTCAGGTGTGATTTGATTGTTCTGCAGAGCTTCTGCAATGGTCAATGCATATTGGGCACGTTCAGCTGCCCAAGGTTGCCCCGAGTTGATAACTTCGTGTAGTACGTTGCTCATTTATTTGTCCCCTAACTTGCTCAGCTTGGCAATGTAGTTAGCCATCATGTGATCAAACACACCAATATACTTTTGCCCTTTTGCTCTGGCTTTCAGTCTACTGCGAGCCATGTCTTTTACCTGTTGCCACGGAGTTAGGTCTCTAAACTCTCCGTAGTAGTTCATGTACTTGTGTGTGCCATGATGATCAAATCCCATTAACTTAAATGGAACTTTGGTTACATCATCGCAGTTGTTCTGTACTCTATAATGCTCTACTGTCAAACTCTTAACAAACTCAGTGTTGCCAACTCTAGGTGAACCGAATGTTACTAATGCTGTAACACGATCCTGTATACGACTGGCAGCAATAGTTGCCATGGCAGCACCAAGACTGTGTCCAGTTACATAGACATTACCTGGATTGGCTGCAAGTGCAGCAGAGATACTGGGCCATAGCTTGTTGATCTCACCCTTGAAACCAACATGAACCTTGCCGCCACAGGCTTCTAGATTCTTACCAGCTTTTAAGTCTGCTAACACATCTGACTTTTGTGTTACTTCAGTGCCTCTAAACGACAGCACTGTAATAGTACCATTGGTCAGCAGGTATGCCTGTGCTCCGTCTATGTCAAAGAACTGGACAATAGTATAGCCTAGTGCTTTAAACTTGGCCTTAGAGTCTTTAGGGTTGTCATAGGTAGTTGCCGCTAGTTTGGCAAACTCTAGTAGTAGTTCTGTTTTCATTAGAATCTTCCTTGTACTGTTTTAGCAATGATATCAGCTTGCTGTATTATCAGCTTACGTTTGATATCACAATAGATAGGACTCACTGGACCTTTATTTGATCTCTCTGCAAATTCTTTAGCAGTGGCTTTCATTGTGTCTGTTAGTTTAGCAACATCTTTAGTGTTCTTACTTTCAGCATACAAATCAAACCACTGTAGTTGTAAGTTCAGAACAGTTAGCTGTTCTGTTAGATTGCCTTTGCAATCAAAGTTGGCAGCAGTTTGGCGCAGGTCTGTTGTGACCTTGGCTTGATTAACATCCCACTTACTTGGCCAAGGGCCTAATGCACTGCATCCTGTAAGTGTTAAAACTAATAGTAAAGATGCTAGTTTCATTTAGTTGCACCAGCTTTGTTTAGCTTCGCCATAGTACTCACGAGCAAAGCCATTAGCAATCAATCCAGCACGTAGGCTTTGGCCATTGATTAGAATATCGCCTAATACTCTTCCACCAAACTTGTCCCAACCGTACATGGTAACTTGGAACTTGCCGCCTTGTGCAATTGCCTTCTTAGTGAAGGCACTAGCTGCTTCTCCGCGTTGTGCTTCGCTTGGGCACATGGCTCTGTGGCCTTTCTCTGGAGTGTCTACACCAAACACACGAATAGCCAATTCTGGCTTAAATGGTGCGGGTAAGAATGGTGCAGAGATTACAACCGTATCCCCGTCAGTGACACGCAGGATCTGTGCGTCGTAGGTTGCGCCCTGTGGCGTCTTTTGTGCAAATACTAGCAAGGGTAAGCATAGCAATAATAGTAAAAATTTCTTCATATATACTCCAATAAGTGCTAATATTTAGTTATAAAAATAGTATTTTGCAATCCTAGCAAATTAACCCCAATACTTAGATGAATCTAACTTATCCCAGTAGGCTTTGTTGTTGCGATTAACAAAATTCTTAACTAGGTATTTGGCCATGCCCATATAGCCCATCTTCTTAAATCTACGAGAGTCTTGTCCAAAGTGATGTCGTATAATTCTAAACTTTCTTGGGCTGTACTTGCGGGATAAAAAGAAGTCTTCTGATGTTGCAAACTGCTCCGGAAAGCCACCATACTGTTCAAACTTATCCCTGCGTGTCAGCATGAATGCGCCAACAGCAAAAGGACTAACGTATTTCAATACATGATTAATCAAGTTAAATGCTGTGAATCCAATCTTTGCTCGCAAGTCTTTGTCATAACATTTAATGTTTAGGCCGATGAGATCTAAATTCTTAGACTCGATCAAATTAACAGCATCATGTATTACAGTGTCCTTGAAGAAACGCACATCCGCATCAATGAACAATATGTAAGGAGTAGTGACCAGATGTGCTCCATTGTTCTTGGCTAGTGAGACAGGGCCGCCGTCAATGATTTCAACACGTAATCCGTAGCTGTTATCTTTAATCACTTGTCTAGTGTTGTCCGTGGAGCAGTCAGCAATGATAACTCTAGTATTGCCTATAGCTTGTCCACGTAGTGAATCTAACAAATGATGAATGTAGTTCTCTTCATTCTTGCAAGGAACCACTATGGTAATCTTATCGCTTATTGTCGTTTGCATTGGCCTTCTACCTTAAAATTATTAAACTTTAACTGCCACTTCATTGACGCTAGAGCTAGTTCGCAACTCATCTGGTCCTTGAATGCCAGTTCTATTCTTCCCGGAACGTCCTGAGGATTGTTCACGTGAACTGCTATCAGTATTAGTATCCACACGGTCTTTCTCCTTGGTCCAAGTTATGATTTCCCAACGGCCGGTATGATGCTCAACTAACGCAGTACACGATTCAACCCAGTCACCATCATTCATATACATAACACCATTGATCTGTTTAATCTCTGCGTGATGTATGTGTCCACATATAACCCCATCAAAGCCACGTTTCTTACAGTAGTTGGCTAGATTTTCTTCAAACTTGAACATAAAGTCTACGGCTTTTTTAACACGGTGCTTAAGAAACTTGCTAATGCTAAAGTACCCAAAACCCATGCGATGACGTAGCCAATTGTACTTACTATTGATACTAAGGATGATATCATATGCTTTATCTCCTAAGAAGGCTAGCCAAGGTGCTAGACGTGTAATGCCGTCAAACAGGTCGCCATGAGTGACTAGGTAGTGCTTGCCGTCTGCACCTATGTGTTCTATTTGATTGTGTATTTCTACTAGACCAAAACTAAACCCATATGGTATCATTGGTCTTAAGAATTCGTCGTGATTGCCTGCTACATAAACTACACGAGTGCCACGCTTGGCATGACCTAGCACACGACGAACAACGTTAGTATGACTTTGTTTCCAACGCCACTTGTTTTGTTGTATGCGCCACGCATCTATTATATCGCCTACTAGATATAATGTGTCGCAAGAGTTGTGTTTGAGAAAATTGTTTAACTTATCCGCTTGACAGTCTTTAGTTCCGAGGTGCACATCACTAACAAAGATTGAGCGGTATGTCTTCATATACCATATTTACCGCCCAATCGATTACATAATGATTACAATGTTAAAAACTATTGTTGAACCAACCTATTTTGCGGCCTTCAGCAATGCGGTTATCATATTCGGCAACAGAGCCAGGAAAACGCCAAGCCCAACAAGCGACAAGTCCCATAAAAATTGCGGTACTGATAATTCCAATTGGTTTAACTCCTGTAAAGAACATGATTAGTAGACTAACACTCATGCTGGCCAGCATAAAGAACTTTAGCTTTAAGGGGAACACACGTTTTTGATTCCAGTTTGTAATAAACGGTCCAAAGGTCTTGTGATTCATAATCCAGGCATGCATACGTGGACTGCTCTTGGCAAAGCAATAGGCTGCGAATACCACAAACGGGCTATAGGGAATACCCGGAGTAACAACTCCAATGTAGGCCATACCTAAACTTAAAAATCCTAAACAATTCCAAAACAGTTTTTTCATGCTAATCCCCAACTTCCTTCGCTCTTACGAGCTTGTAAATCAAATCCATTTTTGCACTGCGATTTAGGACATGCTCTAGGGCCAGTATCTAACGACACAGTCTGTGCAAATATATTTCCCATAGGAGCATGGCTCTTACACCAGCCTCTCCATACATCGCCAAAGTTATCAATTACAATCTGTGTTACTCCGGCCCAACAAAGATGTCCAAAATAATTGTTTAAATGATTAACTCTTTTAAACTCTATAGTAGATTCTACTTGTTGCTTATTATATATGTCAATTCCTTGCGCTGTATAATATTCATTCCATTGTTCTTTAGAATAGTTTAGGTATTTGTTATTGCCTTTGGTAAAATTGTCGTATAAGAACTGTAGTTGAACATTTACATTTTTATGTTTAAGAATGTTATAACATTCGTGTTGTTTTGCCCAGTTTTCAGGAGTCACTGCAACATAGACTGTAGAGTTTATATGCTTGTTAACAGCGTTCACAACATTTAAAAAATGATCAAAGTCTTCTGTAGCATGATAGGTAAGAGATAGATCATACAGGTTAGGAGCCATGTGTGTCCACTGCTCTATACTGGCTTGGCCGTTAGATATTAATTTAAACTTAATTCTAGAATCTTTGTTAGATAGAATAACGTATTGTAAGGCTAGACTAAGTGTAGGTTCGCCACCATTGACATCTATTCTAACATTAGAGAACGCCTGACTTTGATCAACTAAGTGAGCAAATGCCAGGCTGAGTTTGTCATGGTCCGGAAATAAGTTATTACCTGCTTTTAATTCCCAACTGCAGTAGGAACAATCTAAGTTACAACTATTGCCAAGACTCCATTCTATTTGTAGTGTATCCGTCACCTTAAGTACTCAAGCCATTCACTATGCCTTACTTGAAAAGGCATTGCTTTACGCTTATTTACTAGTTCGTAGAAGCTGGGCTTGTGTGGCTTAAACTTAGGAACAATCTTTTTATTATTACCTTTGCTGGCATTGCAGGGACCGCAGGCGGTAACACAGTTTTCAAATGTAGTCTTACCACCTAGACTGGTTGGTAGTACATGATCTAATGTACAGTGTTTCTTTTCTAGATTGCAGCCACAATAGGCACAGTGATAGTTGTCACGCAGAAATACATTGCTTTTACTAAATCGAATAGCTATTTTAGGTTTCATGTACTCTTTGAGAATAACAATACTAGGTACAGCAGTTTCCCAGCGAGCTGATCTTACAATCCAATTATCGTGCCAAGCTAATACTGTGGCTTTATCTAAGACCATGTATTTGATTGCGTCCTGCCAAGTAATTGTACTAAGCGGCAGAAAGCTGACTGGTGCGCCGGTGGCGTTGAGTAATAGCGTATCTGACATTTTGGGTAATCATTTCTTTATTGTACGAAACAGCTTGTATTATACAGCCGTTTAGGTATTTACGCAAGTAATTTTTGAACAAATTCCGAACCAGAATGCTCAATAGAGCTAGTCCATTGGTCTGTTCCGTCTAGTCCAAAAACTCCTTCTTGCGTTGGAGTTGCTGTTAGCCAACTGAACGCATGATTGTAAGGGCTTACACCGTTAAGTTCATTTTCTAGTTGGTCCGGAGTCCATGCACATAATCCAACTATGAGTCTCCAGTAGTTTGGACAGTCGCCCATTGCTAGTCTCTGCAATAGATCTGCGTGTGAACTAATACTAAACTGATTATTAATTTGCATTGTGTTTTCACAAGCCCATTCTGCACTATGTATCATAGTAAGAGCTTTTACATTAACTGGACCACCTACATACATAAATCCGTCAATGTCGCAATCTACATTGCAATTTTGTGCAAACTCTCTAATGGGCATTTTACTAACTTTATTAAGCACTAGCCCCATACTACCGCGGGCATGATTCTCTGTAACATAGATTACAGTCTTTTGCCAAAAGTTTCCCCTCACACTAGGAGGAGCAATTAAAAGTTTACCAGTTAAATTCATTATGCAAATCTTTGTATAGAACTCTTTACGTCAGCGATAGTAATGGATCCATCTTTGTTTTTATCCAAACCTTTATTTTGTTTGTACACCAAATCACTACTTAGGTTTGTTCCCGGTACTTTGCCGCCGCCTTGTTGTCCTAGTACAAAATCATCAGGATACCCAACAAACTTAGGCATAAACACTGCCATATATAAATCACCTAGATCCATTCCTGGTCTAACACCTACCATTTTAAAATACTTGTAGACATAGTCTAGTTGTTCAACTGCAGACATTCCTCGTAATGCTTCTACACTAGTTCCTAATGATCTAGCTGTGTCTGGCATAAACTGTATAAGTCCTGTAGCTCCTGACTGTTTGTTAACAGCTGCCGGATCAACTCTAGACTCCATTTTCATAATAGCTAATAAATTTTTACTGCTTACACCTAATGCATCTGCAATCTTATCTAACTTTTTATTAAAATTAGGATCTTGAATTGCACTAGTATCTATACTACTTGCACTAGGTGCTGCTTTAACATCTGCAGGTGTACTTTTAATTAGCTTACCAGCAACATCAGGTTTTGATTTTAGAACGTCATTTAATTTAGCAACTGTGGCAGGTCCCGGATCTCCATCAACTGTTAATCCGTTATCTGTTTGAAACTTCTTAACTGCATCCACAGTCTCCGGGCCACGGATTCCATCAACGCCATGCTTTGGTAGAGGATAACCTAATGCAATCAAAGCTTTCTGTACATCTGCTACTTCTGTGCCACGACGACCTTTAGGAACATCTACAGTAAATGATCCTAATTTATCTTTAGTTCTAGGAGCACCGGGTTCAGATCCAGACGGTCCAAACTTTTCATTTATAATTTTAAATTCGTTAAATCTCATTTGCGTGTGCCCCAGTCTGGTATCTTGCCACCATATTTCTTGCCTTTAACTTTATGTCCGCCCATGGTCATACGACTCTCTGGGCCTTTACCCATTAAGTGACTTTTGTTGCCTTCTCGGCGGCGCAGGCCTTGACTCTTACATGATGCAAGATTACTGGCCCCTAAATCATTGTTAGGCTTAGTGCTTAAACATAGCTTTCTACTGGCTTTTTCGTCAATAGCGTCTAGTTCTTCGTCTGTAATAAATTCGTTAATTAGCATAATACGTATTTATTGTATTAGGCTTCAAGGTCGATCCATTCGTATACGTTAAGCCACTTGCGTTTGCCTATTGTAGCTTTTAAGTGTTTAAGATCTGCACAGGTGCGTTGTCTAAATCGTGGTTTTTCGCTATCGGGCATGGGAATTGTACGTATTTCTACACCTTCTTGTTCTGCAATAGCTTCTGCAATATCTAGAAATGAATGCGATAGTCCAGAGCCTACATTCCATATGCCACTGCCCACAACAGTTTTCATAAAGTCTAACTGTAGCTGACAGATATCTCCAACCCAAGTCCAATCTCTAAACACATGTTCTGCGTTGTCCCATACTTCAATGTAGCCATCTTTCTTGGCCTGCTGGCGCCATTTGTAGATAGCGTTAGCACGTCGGCCTCTTAGGTGCATCCACTTGCCGTAGACGTTATGGTATCTAAAACCCTGCACCATAATGTGCTGTTCTTGTTGAAAGACCCACCGATCAAATAGATACTTGCTCCATGCGTAGGCTGTTTGTGGATAGCAAGGTGCATACTCACTAGTGTCTTTAGTATTGCCGTAGACGCTGGATGAACTGGCATACTGTAAGTGTACACTGTGTTTGTTACATTCATTAAATAGACGCTGACTGAACTCTAGATTTTGTTGTAGTACTTTGTCTACATCCGTTTCGGTCATGTCTGCAATAGCACCTAGATGTATGACCCAGTTATAGGTTCGAACATCCGGAAACTCGTTAGGATTCCAGTCCCACCCATCTACTTGCCAGTCAGGTTGATGGTTTAAAAACGCCATCATGTTCTTGCCAATGAATCCTTCTGAGCCTGTTATTAACACTTTCATAAACACCTCTACTGGAGGTATTTATAGATAAGAATTAGCTAAAATAAGTTTTTAGCATTCCTTGATAGAAGCTGTCAAGTTCTTCTCGATTTGACATATCGCTTTTAAATTGATTTGCTTTTCGACTAACAACTACGTAATTAGACAGCTCATCTTTGCCGCCATTACTCCTAGCAAGACGATGATCTAATGTAGGTTGATAGAAGCCTTCATCATTGTTTACACTAGGGTTGAACACTCGGTTAAGTCCTCGGCCATAATCTAACGGAGTTCCGAATACTGGACATACATCAGGACAAACTTTAGCTAGGTCAATTTTGTCACAAGGCCAATCTACTCCATAGGCCCAAATTAGTTTAAGAAATCTAGTTTGATTTTTACTAGATTTAAATTTCTCAAACAACAACTCAGATCCGTAAGTAGCTTGATCATAGTATGGATGAAACACTCTCGAAGAAAGGGCAGTGTGCCCTTCCTCCGTAAGCATGATTAGCTTATTCGGCATTGTCAAACTCATCCATTGCCATAGATAAGTTGTCTTCTTCGTCATCATCTACAGATACTAATGTAGCAAAGTTAGAAGCAACCACAGACTCATTAATTGCACTAGGTTTAAATGTACTGAAGTTCTTAACGCACTCAGTTGAAGTATAAGGCATATCCATTTCGAACAACTGACCGCCACTGCTGGCAACAGGTTCTAATTTAAGATTAAATCCTTTCTTACGACCAGGTTGTGAACGAATCCATGCTTCATGATTTTCAATTAATGTTTTAATAGCAGCCGCAATCATCAATCCGCGATTGCCTGTGTTAGTATAACGATGGTCTTTCCATTGTGTATACTTGCCTTTTTCCTTTTGAGGGAACTGTACTTTTAACTGTGCATTAACTTCTGGCCACACACGTTGTGAACTGGCCCACTTCTCTGCAAGGATCTCTGCAATGGCAACCATAGTTGCATCTGTTCTTGCTTTAGAAGCTTGGCTACTAAGCAATTCGATTAGACCCCAGACTGGTGCGTGATCAACACTGCCACCGGGCCATGCTTGGCGTACAATCTTTAGAGCCTTTTCAAACACTTCACGGTTCTTGTACTCGTTCTTACAGTAAGTTTTAAAATGCTTTTGGAACTGACTGGTAAGATTACTTTCTCCAGGTCCTGGCTCTGCGGCATTTGGAACAAGGGTTACATCGCAATTAGTTAAAATCTTATCTAAGTAATAGCTAGGCTCGTCTTCTTTCTTTAAAGGAAGACCTGCTGATAACATTTCTTTACCTCGATTAACACGATTCTTATGAATGTCGTAATCGGTAATAGGCAGTACATCGCCGTTACATGCAATGAACTGATTAAAGTCAATATAGCTGAGTTCTTTAAGCGAGAAGCCTACAGGAGGAGTCATAACACCGTGGAACACTAACGCCACGGTACCGTGATTACCATCATTGCCGTAGACTTTGTTTTCTAGACTAGAGAATCGACCTTTTGCACCAAATACTAGACTAGAGTCAAAGTTGCATAACAGTTTAAAGATACGATCCAATGCAATCTCTCGTTGTGCTTTCATGTTTAACTTTAAGAAGCGAACATGTACAGGGATACCGCTCATGACAGCTTCGTCAAGATTAAAGGCGCCAAGTTGTAATCCATACAAAACATTCTTACCTGTTTCTGGATCAATAATTTTTTGAAATGCTCGCAATACTTGTGTAAAGGCTGTAATAAAATCAACAGCACCCATGTGCTCAAGAATCAATTTACCTTTGTTTACGTGCAGGGCAGGAATCTTAGCACGTTTAATAATGTCCATTTTACGGTCATAGTCTTCTTGGGGAAGTTGGCTAACTGGAATTCGAAACTCCTTCGGGCCAAAGATAAATGCAAGGTCTTCACCAAATGCATCTGTAATTTCTTCTGGAAAACCGTATTCAATACTAGAACGCCAAGTGTTAATAACCTGTTGTGCAGTTGTGCCAAGACTAGCTGTTGTAGCCTGTGAAGGGTTAGTTGTCATATATTACCTTTAAGTTTGATTAAAAACGGGTGGGCACTTTTGCCCACCCTACCACGCTAGATTTGTACCGGAGTAACTCTCTCAACGTGCATCTAGTATAACACTACAATAATCTAATGTCAACAACTATTTTAACCAAAGTCAAACAAACGATCAAATTCGCTGTCTGTTTGTTCCATTGCACCGTAGTCTGTAGCTTCATGTACTTCGCGTGGTACAAACAAACGGTCCATGTATTTTGGAATTTGCAGATGTTGCATGCCAATATTCTTGCCAAAGAACAGTCCACGTTGTTGCGGATTGGCTGCTCGTCTAACGGCACATACACATACATAATCTCTTTGAGCAAAGAAGTCATACAGTGCCTGTGGGGTGTAGCCGTATTGAGAACATTGCTTAGGAACAATCTCTACTTGTACACTAGGACGATACTTGTCTATTGTAGCAGTAGCACCTTCTATAACAAACAACTCACTACCTTCTACGTCAATCTTAATAGCATCAACATCTTCAAAGCCATAGCTGTCAATAGTTCTGCAAGGCACCTGTACTACATGATCACTCTTTTTAATCTGCTTGTCATCATAGATAGCAAAGTTGTGTCCGCCGTGTTCAGGATGGTCTTGTATTCCTATAGTGCCGCTGTCTTTGTTAGTCAAGGCGCACTCGTGAACGGTAATGTTGCCACGAATGTTCATGCTCTGTGGAATACCCTTCCAAGTAAACCAACCGCCTTCTTCGTCGGGCTTGCGATTAACTGCACCTACTTCATCAGTGCCTTCCCAATAGACACCGTGTAGGTTGCTACGTTTGGCTATTTCAATATTGGCTTTGAGCATGGTCAAAGTAGTCGGCGTGGGCTCAAACGATTCTACATGATCTGCCCATTCTGCATAGGCAATAGTGTTGTTACCTACATTGGCTCCAACATCTATAATACGTCTAGCCGTTGGATAGATGGTTCTTATTAGTCTAGAATTGTTGCCTTGATAGTAGACATTGTTACCACTAAATCTAGGACCTTGCAGGTTATCAATTGCTAATAACCAATAGCATCTGCCAAATTTATTAATAACTAAACGGAATTTATCGTTTTGGTAAAGCCCGCTAGGTTCCGGGAATCCAAAAAGTTGCTCAAATTCTTGAGAGGTGACGGTGGCTGTAATTTTCTGCGGCATACTAGTTCTCCTTCTAATCAATGTTCGCGTAGAATATTTATATACACTTTACTATGCAATAAAATTTCTGTCAAACTAATTGACTTTATCCAAATTATCCTATATAATAACACATCGTCAACTAAAAGAAAGTTTCCAAAATGCGTTTACTGTTAGTTCCAGTCCTTTTGGTTCTATATGGTTGTGCAGGCTACCAACCATTATGTCCAGGTACTAGATCCTACGATCCGCAGGTATGCCGCGGAGAAAAGTTTCAAAGACTACCTAATTTTCAAAACGAAGCAATTATTAGACATCAACGTGGGGAGAGATGGTAATGGAACAGGCATTCAAAGAAATCACCAAATGGGATGACGGTGTAACTACTGTTAACCATACCTATCTGTTCAACGGTGACAAGGCAGTTGCCTACATTCGATATGGCACCAGCGAACCATTTTGGTTTAAGAATCCAATTAAGATTGACAAGCGTGGTCGCAAGTTTGAACAGGTTAGTAATGATTCATTTGCTCTGTCAATAAATGTCTTTACACCTAATAACATTAAAGAAGTAACAGGCAGTAATGGTACTAAGTACATTATTAATTTAGATGAGAATACCTGCACATGCCCGGGTTATACATATCGTGGCACTTGCAAACATGTTAAAGAATTGGAACCTGCATGACTTGGACTGTATATTTGTTTTTAGTGTTGGGCAATCAAGTTATAGACATTATGCACATAGACGAACGACATGACTCTAAAACTGTCTGCGAGTATCATGCCATTACAGCTAAAAACGCTATGGCTACTATGCTTTCAGCCTTAGGTGATCGTGTGCGGGTTGATCAGGTACTTTGGTCTTGTAAGGGAGAATAATATGATAGTCAAATCATATGACTATTCTAGTTTAATCACAGACAACGATGAAGAAGATGCTTGCCACATTATTAAAGGCATAATCGACGCTGGCAATTACTTTACCAACAGTCCTCCGTTTCAAACCAACGAGAATTTGTTTGGTAGGTCTGAAGCAGTTTGGCTAAAGTATCGTATGACATTCCTAACCAGTGTGTTCCTCTACTTAGGTAAGGAACACAAAGTAGCCAATATGATGGCTTGGTCGTTTATGAGTAATAAAGACTCACAACCAGATCCAGAAAAACTTTGGCATCATCATGACAAACACGGCATGAAAGGACTAAGTGGTATATTGTATTTGCATGTACCTGACATACACGCAGAGTCCGGAACAGAGATGGCTCCGAACGGTCCTAAGGGCGATGGCAAGTTTTTTGTAGGGCCAAACAAACACTCTTGGAATATCTATCCTAGTGAAACTTGGCATAGGCCTGGCCCTATTAGAACTAACGACTATCGTTATACACTAGCAGTTGATGTAGGGTACTACGAATGAATATTACTGTTAAAAAAACTGACAAGAGATTCACTGGCTCGGACATATTCCATTATGTTGTAGATATTAAAAATGGGTCTTTTCCTGTAATTGCTAATAGATTTAGTAAAGCTCAAAAACTCAAAAAGTTCCAAGAGGTTAGGGATTGGTGCATACAAACTTGGGGCATGAGTTGTGAGCGTGAACACTACTTACAACTGCTAGGGGATGAATATGATGTTAATAGTCATTGGTGTTGGCACAGTGAGTTCTACGACACTAAGATCTATCTACGCTCGGACAAAGAGGCCAATTGGTTTAAATTGAAATGGCTATGACTATTACTATTGAAGATCGAGACCTAACTGCTATACTATGTATAGTTGCAGAACTACGTGCTAGTGGGTTGGTGCAAGGGGTGCATTTTGACTTTGCCTACAATCAACGCCGTTGGGATCCTATGATTGGTGACGTTAAAGGCTTTACCAATTTTACATTCTACGAAGAAAAGTATTCAACTCTATTTGCATTAAAATATCTGTCATGACTTTAGAAGAAGCAATATTAGAAGACGCGGCACAGAAGATATCTGATGATATTGATAAACAGGTGCTTAAAGGTATGGGTTATGTTTTTGATTACTATCTAGAGCACGGCCGAGGCACAATCTACGGTCAGGAGTATCTCTCAGTGGCTCCAATAAATGCAGAAGGCATGTGGAGTGACATGATGGCATGGATGATTAAGACATTTGGTCCTACACCCTTTGATAGTATATGGACACCCGGTCAACGTTGGCATGTAAACAATGCCAAGTTTTGGTTCCGTGATGCTAAAGACCGTGATTGGTTTGTATTGAGGTGGTCATGATCAAAGTGGACCCATACCCTTATATCAATACTGCACATTTTTATTGGCAGAATAACATTCCTTGTAATCCCGAGTCTTACCATGAAGGTCACTGGGATAAAGATTTTGAGAATTGGTTATGTCCTATATATCGATGCCGAATCAAAGTTAGAAAAAAAGACGGCTCTATAAGATGGTTTGAATTTGATAATGATCAAGATGCCATTTGGTTTAAACTGAGGTGGTCATGACGGGATTTGCAAGCAAACGATCAATGTCTGCACAAGCATTTATGCACATGTACAAACAGCCTACTAAGATCATTTGGCATCAACTGCCCGGACGCAAGCTCAAAGCCACTTGGTTGCCGCAAGCAAGAGGATTTGAAATGGGATTAAAAGAATCCGATATGGATCCAATCCAAAAGTGGTGCCAGGATTCAAACTGTGGCAAACGTATTAGTTTTGATATGTTTCAATTCAAAACAGATAAACAGATAACAATGTTCTTATTAAGGTGGAGTTCCTAATGATTTTAAAAACATGTGAAGTAGGTATGTTTAGACTTCCAGGCATTACTATTGAGGCTGAAGAAGAAGAAACTATTACAGAAGAACAACTTAAAGAAATGGAAGATTGGTGTAACAGTGAGTTTGGCAAAGGTATGCGTATGACTGAAAGACTGTTCAGCTTCCGAAAAGAAAGTCAAAGGGATTGGTTTATCTTAAGATGGAGTAAAACATGAGCAGCCTAGCAGAATACTTTGAAGCTAATAGACCTAAGCCTAAATATCAAGTTGGCGATAGAATTGAAGGTATATATCAAAAGATTCCCTACGTTGGAACTGTATATACAGACAACATGCGTAGCGAACTAGAAGGACCTATGGTTAGTGTACACTTAGACTTGCCCATGAAGATTGGAAAGACTTGGCACGAATACATACGTGTTACATATAAAGACATTAAAGGACTACGTAAATGAACGGAACACCCTCAAGCTCTAGCCCAGGCATATCAGGCTTTATTGAAATATTCGACGGTCGATTGAATAAGATGAAGTTGCACCTTAAAGAAGAATTGACTAAGGCCAAACACGATAGAGACCGTAAAGCAATAAGCAGGATTATTGCTGATGCTAGGAAGCTAAACAAGACACTGAAAGAAATGCGTAATGCCAATACCAAACTGTGTCCACATTGCGGAGAAAAATTATGATTAAAGGAATAAACTCAAGCGGACGCTACTTAACTGTATCAGGAGGAAGCCCTTCTAGTACTTACATCAGTCCAGGTAGTGTTGGTGCGGGAATGTTACGATATAATAGTAATATGACCTGCATTGAAGTCAATGACGGCAACATGTGGAAACAATTAGAAACAGGGTATGCAACTGTTGAGTTGAATCCAGAAACAGAGAGTCTATTAGAATGGGCAAGGCTAGAACGTACTAAGCAACGAGTCCTTGCAGAACGTATTGAACAAAACCCTGCGCTGAAGAAAGCCTATGAAGCAGTACTACGAGCACAGGAAAACTTTGATATCCTAGATACGATTGCAGGCAATGAAGCTCCTGGCATAGTTGTAGGCTATAACTTTAACACACCATGAAGAAAACACTAGTGGCTATTGCCCTGTATGCCGCGGGCTTTTGTTATGCTGGAGGTAGCTATGCTCTCTACAACTACGATAGAGAAGAATGGCAAGTAAGCTATAACTCATACGAAGTACGTAGCATTGCCAGCATTACCAAACTGTTTACTGCTGTGACTATCCTGCGCAGTGGTGTTGACTTAGACGAAAAGGTCAAGATCACAGGCAGGTCAAGTGGACGCTTCCCACGTGGCATGATGACCACTCGTATGGACTTAATGAAGGCCATGTTAATCTCTAGCGATAACCTAGCGGCTGAAACACTAGCCAATACCTACCCAGGTGGATTTGATGTCTACTTAGAAGATGCTAATCGTTGGATCACCGGTTGGGGATTGATCAATACTCGTGTAGTAGATGCTAGTGGATTACTGGCAGGCAATGTCAGTAACGTAAACGATCTAGTCAAGTTTCTAGCAAAAATACAGGGCAACAGTGTTATCCGTGATATAACCAAAGAACGTAATACCACAGTGAGTGTGCCAAAAGGCAAGAAGACATTGACTATTAATCTCAAGAACACTAACTCAACCTTGTTCCAGTTTGATAACATCCTAATCAGCAAGACTGGCACTACCAATGCCGCAGGCAAGTGTGTGGTTATGATAGTAGAGAAAGCTGGAAGTCCTTATGCTGTGGTTATCCTTGGACAAAAGAACTCACAGGAACGAGCCACATTGGCTAGCAATCTAATTACCATTAAACCAAATCCAAAGCCAGTAGAAGTTGAACCTGTGTCAATAGACTTTAAGTTTCCTATATAATGGCAGTATCCGGAATGAACGATAAGGGATTGGATTGGGACAGTAGGACTGGACCAATAGGTGCTCCACGAGGCAAGATTGATCATGAGGTTATCGTTATAGACAATCAAGCAGTTCGCATATACACAATAACGGCACACACATTTAGGATGGGCGATGTTGAAGATCCAATACTCTATGCCGCCCAACCATTATATGAATGGGAGCATAGTGAAGAAGGACAATGGATTATGAAAAATGCAGTTGAAACACCAGAATGGCATAGACATGCAGATCCATTTAATTATGGATACCAATTTGCTATCACAGCCAAACTCAAAGAACAAGACTATACACATTGGCTAATAAAGTGGAAGAAGCTGTCCGCTTAAACTCAAAAAACTATTGACAGGCCGCCCTATTGACTGTATAATTAACGCATACAGACAACAGAGAGCGTACTATGGAATATCTAGTTGAAGCAACAACCCCGCAGGTTAGCAAGTTCTTAGACAGCCTAATGCCTTCTATGATTGAGCAATTGGGGTTGACTCGCAGTCGTAGGGCGGTACTGGTTAAAGTTACAGATGAAATTGAAGAAGGCATGCAAGGTGCTACACTCAATATCGAAATTGCAGACTGTTACCTAGTATTGATTAAACAACCAAAACGAGTTACCAAAGCTAGCCTATTAGAAATGGGCACAACATTGGCACACGAAATGGTACACGTTAGACAATTGGCTAAAGGGCAGATGAAGTTCTTGCCAAATCAAGCAAGGATCTGGATGGGCAAGCGTTATAATAAGCGTACACATTATCTGGATCAACCCTGGGAATTGGATGCATTTGCACGCCAAGAGATCTTATTTAGAAAGGCAATTGAATTATGAAACGGTTGGCAATTAGTTTGGCCTGTGCAATTCTTGTCAGCGGGTGTGCTGCCGTATCTG